TAAGCAACCGCGAATCATCCAGTCATCAGGATATTGTGATGCACTCAATTCTAGACAACTAGACAGCGAGCCTAGACAGTGGATGGCGTTGCAATCGGTTTGCCCTATATAGCCGATAAAAACAAACACGCGCGTGGACACGGATAGTGATTGACACAAGCATCGTGCTGTCCATGCTCCAGCCATGTCTAAAACACGCTGCGGAGCTTACCTGTTGACCGTTGGAGATGCTATCTATGTAGGCTCTACTTGGCACTCATATCGCCGGAAATGCAGCCACATTTCAGACCTGCGCGGAGGTAAACACGACAACAAAAGACTCCAGGCAGCATGGAATAAGAACCCAGAACAAGTCACGTTTTCCATCGTGCGCCCAATCGAGCGGGAGGAAGGAGAAACAAGGGAAGCATTACGAGATCGGCTGAGAGCTGCGGAGCAAGAACTACTGACGCTCTATAGCAAAAACCCAGCACTAGCCAACACCTACCGAAACTCAAGAGGGCCGGATTGCCGACCGGACCTCAAGGCCAAATGGCAAGATCCAGCGTTCAGAGCCATGATGCAAGAGAACCTAGCAAACAGGCCGCCGCCATCACTGGAGACGCGGAGCAAGATGGCCATGGCTAAGACTGGCGCACGCAACCACAAGTCGCGTCCAGTGTCCGTTGTGTGGCCGTGTTGTCGTGCTGAGAAGTATGAGAGCGGAGCAGCAGCAGCCAAGGCATTAGGCGTGACACAGCAGCAGGTTGACCTATGGCTCAAGGGATCGGTGGCTCTACCAGGACGCGGCAGGTATTGCCGCAAGCCTCACCTGATGGGAATTGACGTATTCTACACAGGATCAAGGTAATGATGTTAATTGTGTCAAAGCAAAGAGAGGCACAGCTTTTACTAATTGGCATAATGCGGAATCCAGATCCCATATTGAATAAGGGTTTTTCGGCATGTGCCTTGTAATCATGCGCCACTATTGAGAATGCAGCTAGGTTACAAATGCAAGTTGGTTGCGTTATGGATGCTGTGTAAATACTTTGTGGATACCGGAAGATGGGGGGGAGGGGGTTGGCGATCCGGCTGGCCCGAATAAATCTGATCGTATACCTCCCCATCAAAAAAATGAGCAAAGGCCGAATTATTCCTAGCCTGCCCATGCTCAAAAAAAATTAGCCTAAAGGGGAAACATTTGAATCCTTACTAATTTACTTGTGATTCGGAGTGGCAGGTGGTAGTGGTGTGTGCGCAACAACCTATTTTAGAACCTATGAGCAGGAGTGATTACAATTTGCAGGGCATGGCAGGCGGTATTGTTTTGAGTGGTGCTGACAGTGCTACTGGGACGTTTCGTTGGATTCAGGCCATAACGGACAGTGTGATTGGAGCGGACACTGGTGAGACTGCGGGTAATCTGGATGACATTGTGAATTTGGACAATGTGACGTTGGCTGCTGGTATTGGGATTGGAGGGACGTTTACGAAGGTTCAGATTTTGAGTGGTGTTGCGGTTGCTTACTACGCGTAAACTCTGATGAGTAACTGGAGGACTGCCGGAGCATTGGATGACCCTGTTCTTGAGGGAGGGGACGGTAGGTTTGTGGGGATGAACTTGAGAGATCCGCTTGACCAGTTGGGTGAGGGGTTTCTGGGGTTGAGTAAGAATGGGCGGATTGACGGGGCGTGGGAGGCAAGGAAGGGTATTGAGTTGAAGTCTGGGGCTTTGACTACGAGTGGGAACCCGTTGAGGTTGCCGTTCTTCTTGCTGAATAGTTCTATCTTGGTGTCCACGGCATCGAGAGCAACGAATGTGGTGACGATCAATCTGGCGAGCAATCACGGGTTGACGGTGGGTGAGTCGGCGTATTTGACTCTAGGAACTCCTGGTAATGCTACGGCTCCGCTTACGGGCATTTCTGCTGGTGCTTACCTGATGACTGTGACGGACGCGGACAGCCTGACGTTTGCGAGCACTGGGGCGGATGGGGCGTTGACACCGGACGGGACACACGGGAAGGTCTGGACGTATATTTACGACAATGCGGTGGAGCGGGTGTGGGGTAGTTGTGTCTTTTCTGATCCGAGCAATTCTTTAGCCGAGAGTGCGGTGTTGGCTACGAGTGCTGACGCGAAGCTGGTGGCATTTTCCAACTACGCAATCACGTCATTGCCATATCCGACAGGGACAACTCTGAGTGCGCACTGTGAATTGTTGCAAGCATTTGATCGTGTTTATCTATTTCGGGGTGGATCACAGGCGTTGGAGTATATTCCGAAGGGTAGGCCGGTAGTGGCAAGTTCCTATGTTACTGGAACTGGGGTGGTTTCCATCCAGTTGAAGGGGCATGGGTTGACGGTGGGCGACAGCGTAACGGTTTCAAACATCGGATTCAGTGCTACGCCAGTCACGGCAGACCCGAACGGGACGCATACAGTGGCTACGGTGGTAGATGCTGACAATTTCACCTATGTGATTGCGACTGGAAGCGGTAGTGAGACTTACACGGCTGGGACAGGCACGGTAATTGCTGCCGGATTCACCAAGGTTGCTGGTGGCGCATACACACAGCCGCAGACATTTGAGGTTTTGGGGAACGCCTACGGGGTTTCCAGCGGGTTGATGCGGGTTACAGTGTCCAGCAACAGCACAATCAAGGTAAAAGACTTTGTGACGCTGTATGATACGGACATCGACGAGATTTCCGCGTTGATTGGCAAGCAGTTTGAGGTGGTTTCTGCCACGGCGACTGAGATTTACTTCTATGCGCCGATCAGGAACGTGACGTATGGCTCCGGTTCTGCGGCACAGTTCTTGCAGGTAGGTGGCAGGTTCACGGTTGGTGGCGGATTTAGCCACATGACTGCTCCTCCATGGGCAATTTACTTCCAGCGTAGGCTGTGGACACCATTTTTCTACGATAACGGCGGGACGGCAACGGCTCCGACCTACACGGATAAGCAGGAACGGGATCAAATCATGGCATCCGACATTCTGGATGGTGATTCGTATGACCAGATCTATAGCCAGTTCCGCATTACTGCCGGGGTTGCCGACTATTTGGTGGGCATGTATCCGTTCTTCAACGACTTCCTGATGGTGATGAACCGGAATAGTTTACACGTCATCAAAGGGACTCAGGGAAGTTTGTCCGACACGGTATGCCACGAACTCACGCGGGAGGTTGGGTGTTTGGCGCGTAAAACCATAGCTGGTCAGGGAAACAAGGTGTTCTTTTTGTCCGACAACGGGGTTTACGGGCTGGAGTTCCAAGACGAATACAATCTTCGCGGGTTTCAAGAACCACTTTCCAAGGCAATCCAGCCGATTATTGACCGGATCAACAAGCGGTTGGCGGATGATTCCGTGGGTATCTACTTCAACAACCGCTATTACCTGGCCGTCCCGCTGGACACACTGGCCGGAAGCGACGATGCCACCGGAAATAACTCGATGCTGATTTTCAACATGCTCAACGGGGCGTGGGAAAGTCTTGACACCTACGGAGATGGTGAATTGAACATACTAGATCTGCTGGTTGGCCAGTCAGACGAGCGCAACGACCTGTATTTAGTTAACTCTGTGGGCGGTTTGCACCTTACAGACTGTCGGGAGAACGCTACGGATACCTACTCTTTGGATGTGCTTGGGACATCTGACACTGCTGCGGTGGATTACGAGATGCAGAGTCGTGGATACAACATGGGGAGTCTTGAGAGGAAGAAATACCACCGCGCACAAGTCCAGTTGCAGAGCAATCGTGAGAACGCCACGGATGTTGACTTCATTTTCTCGTCCGAAGACCCAGACTCCGCTGGTGAAACAGTGGCGGATGTCTCAACATTGCTGGATTCTGCCGAGTTGCCAGCGAACGAGGCGGCAACATTCAGATTCCGCATGGGAAATCCCCGTGGAATCTACGGAGCATTGACAATCAAGAGAAAAATTGTAGCATCGTCTCCGATTGGGAGGCCGAAAGTGTCAAGTGTCAAGCTGGATGCTACTGTGACGAACAGACAAACCATCTCCCACCAGTAAAGCCATGGCTATTCTCTCAAAAGGAACCACATTTACC